TGGTCGCCCGGTCCCTGCAAGAGGGAATCGAGATCCTGAAGGAGTGCATGTTGATTCACAACGAGATGCCGTATTGGGGACCGCGTGGCGTCCCCTTCAAGGTAGACGTCAAGTACGGCAAGAACCTCAAGGAGATGCACGATGTCGAGTAAGAAGAAGCACGTCATCGGGGGCACGACTGACTCTTCAGTTGGCTCGAGACGTGTGTACGTGGCAATCGCCCGGACCGTGGCCCTTCCCGGCTACGAGTCGTTCCGGGTCGAGTACGGCGAGGGCGATTCGGTCCCGGACGGGGCCAGTCACGACGAAGTCAGGGACCGCATCTTGGGCCGCGTGGCCGAGACGGTCGAGGAACTGGTGGCAGCGCTGAAGGAGCAACTCTCGTGAACATCGACAAGAACATCCTCCGTGAGCAGTTGAAGGCTGCTCAGGACCGCCGTGCGACCGGTAACGTCGCCTACATCAAGGGCGACGTCGCCCTCCGCATCCTGCCGTTCACCGACCCGGAGACCGAGAAGGGCTCGGTGGCGCGTCAGTTCACGCAGTGGCGGCCGCGTGGCGAGGGCAAGCCGATTCCGCATCGCGGCAACTGGGGCAAGCCGGACCTCTTCGCCAAGGTCGAGGAGTCCGAGACGTCGTTCAACTGGCGCAAGACCAACGCGTACCTCGTCAACGCCGTCGAGGTCTCGGGCAACGCCCGGGAGATCCGCGTGTGGCAGTTGCCGTCGAGCGTCTATGAGGCGATCTGCGAGATCCTGCTCGATGATGACTACGACCACGCACTCGACCTCAAGAAGGGCGTCCCCTTCAAGATCAAGCGCACCGGCGCCGGCCTCAGCACCGAATACTCGGTGATCATGGGTCAGAAGTCGATCGACGTCACGAACTTTGCGAAGCAGGTCGTGGACCCGATCTCTGCGGTTGCCGACCCGGGGCTTGAGCGCCAGTCCGAGGCCCTTGGCGTCGACGCGGCAGACTTCATCGATGACGAGGAGGAGGTCGAGCCGGTGAAGGCGCCGGCGAAGAAGAAGCCGGCTGCCAAGGTCGAGGAGGCTGAGGACGAGGAGGACGAGGAAGAGGAGGCTGAGGAAGAGGAGGCTGAGGAGACCGAGGCCGTCTACAAGCCCGGGTCCAAGGCGTCCAGTGCTCGTCCCGCCAGTCAGCCCGCCAAGGCCGCGTCGATCCGCGACCTCCTCAAGAAGGGAGCCAAGTGAATCAGCCGATTCCAACTAGTGGCGCGATCTGCGTGATCGATTCGCAGTGGGGTTCGTGCGGCAAGGGCAAGGTCGAGGGTGCCCTCTACGCGAGGTTTCCTGAGATCGCGGCCGGCGTGTCTGACAACATGCCGAACGCGGGCCACACGGTGTACGATCCGTCCGGCGAGAAGCAGGTGCTCAAGGCTCTCCCCGTGGCTTCGGCCATGGGGAGGGCCGGGTTCCTTGGTCCTCATGCCGCGTTCTATCCCTCGATGCTTCTCGAGGAGTGGTCCAAGGTGCAGCACTTCGGCGGGTCGATCTACGTCGACAGGTCTGCGTCGGTGGTTCAGATGGCCGACTCCATGAAGGAGTTCTCGACCATCGTGAACGGCATCGCGTCGACCGGTCAGGGTGGGGGCGCGGCTTCCATCCGCAAGATGGAGCGCACCGGGCTCGGGACCCTCGCCGGTACGCACTTCGAGGCGCCCGGTCACGAGCCCCGCATGGTCGTGGCCCGCACTGCGGCCCTCATTCAGGGCCTTGCTCGTCGGGTGCCCGTCCTGCTCGAGGGATCTCAGGGCTTCGACCTGTCGCTCAACCACGGGCACCAGTACCCGCACGTCACCAGTCGCGACGTTACCCCGAACCGGATGCTCGACAACGCCTCTCTGTCTCCCTTCGACTGCAAGGAGGTCATCGGCGTCGTGCGCACCTTCCCGATCCGGGTCGGCAACCACGGTGAGTTCTCGTCGGGTCCTTGCTACCCAGATCAGAAGGAGATCACTTGGGAGGAGGTCTCCCGGATCGCCGGCAAGCAGGTGCAGGAGATGACCACGGTGACGAAGCGCGTTCGTCGCGTGTTCACGTTCTCCAAGACCCAGTTCACGAAGTTCGAGCGCACCTGCCGGCCCACCCGGCTGTTCGTCACCTTCGGCGACTACCTGCCGCCGGCGGAACTGGGCGAGTTCATCGACATGCTTCACTCCATCAGCGACGCCCGCGTGATGGCTGTCTCTCACGGACCGAAGACGGAGGATACGGAATGGCTATGATCACCTGCGTGTTGGGGCCGACTGGCTCCGGTAAGTCCTACGTGGTGGACCACTGCTTTGGCAGCGCCCTCTTCGTCAAGGGTAGGCCCGGTCGCGTCATCCGCGAATCGATCGGGATGGCGCCGGCTCAGAAGGAGCAGAACCCGAACCGATGGGACCTGACCGAGCAACTGGTGCGGAACTACGTGGCCGGCTTGATTCAGGTGGCGTCGGACCTGAACCGCCCCTTGGTGCTCGACGGCTTCCCGCGTGACGGACCTCAGGCATCTTGGTTCGTGGAACACCTGATGATGCGGGGGGTCAAGTCGGTCGGGGTCATGATCGTCCACTCCAAGCGACCCGAGTCTTCCTTCGTCGACACCGAAGAGGCCGACCCCGTGGAGGCCGAGAGGCACCGCAGGAGCATCGAGGACTACCGGGAGTCGGCTAGGGTGGTGGCCAAGTACTTCGGCGACAGCGCCATCGACGTCGTGGAGGTGCCATGGAACGGCTTCTGATGCAGGTGAACGAGGGCAACCTCGCGCTGTGGGTGCCGACTGGTCCCGCACGGGAGGGTGACGCGGGGATCGACCTGATCAACGCGGGCACGAGCGTGACCATCGACCCGGGCGCCATCGCTCATATCCCTTGTGGGATCTCGGTGAAGGTTCCGAAGGGTCACTTCGGGATGATCACGGGTCGCTCGAGCACCTTCTCGAAGAAGGGCCTCCTCGTGCCCCAGTCAATCATCGACGAAGGCTACGTCGGGCCCCTCTACGTCGTGGCTTGGAACCCGGGCCTCGTCCCGGTCACCGTGCCCACGGCCGACCGGATCGCCCAACTGATCTTGGTCCCGTACGTGACGCCAGTAGCCGACTTGGTCGGTGCACTGCCGGAAACTGAACGAGGTACCCATGGATTTGGTTCGACGGGCTGATTGCCCCCCTAGCCTTGAGCCCCTGATCCTGTCTGCGCTTACGACTGACCCGGATCTGCTACCACAGGTCCGGGTTGTCGTATCCGAGGCCATGTTCTCGGGTGACGTCCACCGACTGGTGGCGTCGACCTTGCTCAAGATGTTCGACAAGTACGGCCGGGTGCCCGACGTCCGGGTGCTCGAGGAGGCTCTGTCGGACTCCGGGCATCGGTCGGCCTACGAGGCTCAGGAACTGGTGCGGTCCCTGTCGCCCGTCAAGGACGTCGGGTATGTCAGGGACCGCATCGTGGGCTTCGCCCGGTGGAGGGCGGTGGACGCCGCCTTCGAGGAGGCCGACGCCCTCGAGCCCACGGAACTGGCGGAGAGGATCGCGGCCGCCAGTCGCGTCGGTTCGTCACTGAACGACGAGTATCTCACCCTCGCCGGCGACGTCGGCGCCGATGACGTCAGGAACCCGGTGGTGCCGACGCCTTGGGCCTTCGTCAACGACTTGCTCCGGGGAGGGCCCGAGAAGGGTGACCTCTGCGCCTTCCTGTCCTTCATCAACGTGGGCAAGACAACGTTCCTCGTGAACGTCGCCGCCGCCGCGATGGCCGCCGGCCACAACGTGGTATACCTGACCTTCGAGGACGGCGAGAAGAAGATCCGCCGGCGCTTCCTCCAGTGCGTCTCGGGAATGACCGTCGAGCAGATGATCTCGGACCCGAAGAGGGTGATGAAGAGACGCGACGTGTTCCTGAGGGGAGGGGGAGACCTCGCCATCAAGGGCCTGCTCGTCAGGCAGTCGACCGTGCGCGACGCTTGGGACTTCGTGAAGGCCCACGAGAGCAGGACCGGCCGGAAGGTCGACCTCGTCGTTACCGACTACCTAGACCGGTTCCGGGCCTCGGGCGCGAACCGGGAGCCCCGCCACGAGTGGCGCTCCATCGCCGAGGACTGCAAGGCGATGGCCATGGACCTGTCGGTGGTTCACTGGTCGGCCAGTCAGGTGCAGCGCGGCCGAGCCGGCGAGGAGGAGGTCGACCTCGAGCACGTCGCCGAGGCCATGGGAAAGGTCGAGGGAGCCGACCTCGTCATGGGTATAGGTCAGAGGAAGGAGGACGTCCGCGCCGGCCGGTTGACCGCCAAGATGGCCAAGGTGCGTGACGCGCCGAAGGGTGACACCTTCCAGTTGATCGCCGACTTCCACCTGCAGAGGGTCAATGAAGTCTGAACTCATCTCCGCGATCCTCTCGGGAGCGACTGGTCCAGTCAGGCAGACCGGCGACCAGTTGGTGACCGGGTGTCCCAAGTGCGGAAAGCCCGATCACCTGTACGTGCAGAGGTCGCGCCTACTGTTCTACTGCTTCAAGTGCGGGAACCGCGGGAGTGCCATCTCCGAGATCGACGGCAGGAGGGCCGAGTGGCGGCTGTTCCTCTCCGGGCTCGGGGAGCCACGGGAAGCCGCCTCCAAGGCGCAGGTCGACCTCGGGGGCTCGATGTACCCCTTGATCGGAGGAGCGCCTCCTCGGGGCTGTCCCGTGGTCAGGGCCACCCGTTACTTGTCCGGAAGAGGAGTCACCGCCGCACAGATCGGCCGGTACCTGATCTCGGTGAAACCCTTCGATGGCAGGGTCTGGTTCCCGTACTGGTCGGCCGGCGTGATGACGTGGGCGGTGGGCAGGTCGCTCGGCGACACGTTGGAGCCCAAGACGCTCGACGTCGGCGAAGACAAGCCCCTATACGGGGACCACGTCCACGAGCCGGTGGGCGACGTGTTCTTGGTCGAGGGCGTGTTCGATCACCTCGTCACCCCGTCCTCCCTCGCCCTGTGCGGCTCGGGTATAAGCCGCCTACAGTTGGCGTCCCTCCGGGCGCTAGACGTCGGCCGGGTATTCGTGGTGCTCGACCCTGACGCCGAGCCCAAGGCCCTCGAGGTCGCCGAACTGGTGCGGAGCGTCGGGCTGAAGTGTTGGCCGGTACTTTGGCGCCGGAATGAAAAGGACCCGTCCAAGATGGGACGGGCCCTGATGACTGAACTGGTGGAGAAGGTCAGGCGAGGGGCGCCGGTCAGACAGCAAGCAGTCTACCTGCACGTCTGACGGCGAGGGCCACCCGGCTCGGGGTGACGCCGAGCGACTGAGCGACGTGGGCCTGAGTGATCTTCGGGGCGCCGTTGACGTTCATGCGGAGGGCGCCGGTTTCCTTCGCGTCCTGCTGCGCCTGCTCCTGCTCCCGGATGGCGATGGCCAAGGTGTCGCCGGACGGGGTGGCGATCTCGATGAGGATTCGCAGGTCCGCGGGCTCCACCTCCGGCATGAGGTCGAGGATGACCGCCCGGAAGTCGACGTCGGGCTGAGAGCGGTCCCTGATCACCTCGGGCAGTTCCGCCTTCGGAGAGCGCTTCTCGCGCCGGACGAGGTCGATCATCCGCGACCGGATGAAGGTCAGGACGTGAGCCGGGTCGACGGCGATCACCTTCTTGATCGCGATGGAGTAGGTCGCCTGAGGCTCCCAGTCCTGTTCGACGATCTTGATGAGCACCTCCATGTACAGGTCCTCGGCGTCCCAAGTCCGGTTCTTGAGCCGGTTCGCCCAGTACCAGATGTTCTCACTGAACCACTGCTCCGCCTGTGTGAACGTGATCTTCACTTGGCACCTCCCTTCACCCGGAAGAGCGGGCGGTCGCCACGCGTCACGAGGAGGTCGTGCGTGAACTCCATGATCTCCTCGTCGCAGCAGGGCGTGTCGCAGTGCTGATACGCCGAGCGCATGGCCTCGGTGCACAGGTCGAGGAGGGCCGCCTTCGAGAGGCGGCTAAGGATCTGGCAGTCACGGTCGTTGGCGTAGATCGCGGACTTCTTGTTGTGGACGTGTCGGTATGTCATGGTCGTGTCTCCTGTTCCGCCGCTCTGTGCGGCGGGTGTGCGTGATTCATTGGAGGCTCTTGTAGCGGTTCTCGAGGACGAGTTGGGTTTCCCGTGCCGAGGCGTAGGTCGCATGGATCTTCGGCTCCGCTCCGCCGTCGCAGAGTAGCCCCTGCGCGTCGAGCGGAAGACCTGCGACGTCACTCCACACGATCCACCCACCACAGGGCTGTTCATCTATCGAGGTGAAGCGGTTCCTGTAGTGGCGGAGAGGGCGGGTGTTCTTGTTCTGCATGGTCGTGTCTCCTGTGTGGGTGGGCGGGTTCAGGCGTTGCTCTCGTTCTTGAGGTCGGCCGCGGCCCTCTGCATGAGCCACTCGACCTTATCGGCTCCGGCCTTGCGCAGCATCTCGCGGCACTGGCCGAGGAAGCGCTGCATCATCTTCTCCTCGGTCTCGGTGCTCACCTTGGCCTTCTTGGCCTTCTTGACCTTGACCACGTTCTTGCCCTCGGAGTCGCGGACCGTTCCGTGGCCGCCCTTGAGCACGATCGGGTCCTCGACCTCGATCGGGTCCAAGCCCTCGGGAACCGCGACCATGAAGGCGGCCTCGGTGCGGACCTTGCGCATCGTGTCGATGTCGCCTTGGTAGTCTGCCATCGCCCCGAAGTTGTCGACCTTCCGCGCCGCCTCGATCATGCGCTCACAGTAGTCGATCGCCAAGTCGCACTCCGCTTCGGAAAGAGTGATCCACACGTGGGCGACGCGGGAGTCGTCGACGCACCACTGCACCGGGAGGACTCGGCCGGCGTGAAGCAGCGCCGGCTCGAACTTGCCCGTGCTCGAGCAAGCCAAGATCCGCGTCGGGTTGTCGCGGTTGATCAGCGCGTGGGTGTACTTCTTGTGGGGCATCACCTTGCGCGTGTAGACCCGAATGCCGTTGATCCAGAGTTCGATGTTCGCCTTGTTGTTCATCGTCGTGCCTTTCGTCGTGGCCCTCACCCGGGCCGGTGCTTGTTATCAGCGGAGTTGCTGATGTACACATTAAAGCACACCCACGAACGTCTGTCAAGTCCCTTGACCGCATTTCGTGAAAGGCTTAACACGACGTAAGGTGTCTGTTAGGCACAAAGGCGTGTCAACCCCGTTCGTGACGTCTTCGTAGGGGTTGTATGAGCAGCATCGGTAAAGTCAAGAACATACCTTGGGAGGTCGTGCGGGCCGAGTTCGTCCAGTCGGAGGGTCCGATAACCATCCAAGAACTCGCCAAGAAGCACTCGATCCACCCGGCCACCGTGTATCAGCGCTGCTACCGCGAGAAGTGGCACGACCTGCGTCACGAGTTCTGGAAGGACGTCACCGAACAGGCCCGCAAGCAGTTGGCCGACGAGTACGCCAACTCGAAGGTCCGACGCGCCCGCGCCGTCAGCCGGTCCATCGACCGGTGGCTCGAGCGACTGGAGGGCAAGGAAGAGGTCGCCGTCACCGAACTCATGCAGTTGCTGCGTCTCGAGAAGGAGTTGCTAGATGTCGAGGACAAGAGCGACCGGAACGACGAGTTCGAAGTCCACGTCGCAGCGATCCGGGCCCGAATCGGTCGAGTCAACGACAGCCTCCGCGACGTCGTTGACGGCGGCCTCAGGAGGCTCGGATTCCCGGCTCTTGCGGCGGGCCCGGACGGCACTGAGCCGGCGTGACCTGACGCTCGACCTCGCGCTCAATCACCATCGAAACGTGCGTGGCGAACCCATGCAGTTCGAGGACTTCTTCTACATGCTCGACATCCTCGCGGACCCGAGCCCGTACAAGGTGATCAAGAGCGCGGTGCAGACCGGCAAGACCGAGGGCTTCATCTGCTCGGCCCTTGCCGACTGCCTCTCGGGCCTGAGCGTCTTCTACGTGCTTCCCACGCAGGACACCCGGAACATCTTCGTCCCGAACCGCATCGACCGCTGCATCTCGCAGGTGCCTCTGTATCAGCACATGAAGAAGACGAGCATCGGCAACGCCGATAGCGTCCTCCTCAAGCACCTCGGTCGCGGCACGATCCGCTTCGGCGCGAGTCACGCCATGGTGGAGTTCAAGGAGTTCCCGGCCGACGTCGTGTACGTGGACGAGTTCGACCAGTGTGAGCCGCATGGCGTGGCCTTCGCCATGGACCGAACCAAGGGCTCCCCGTTCCGCTTCCGCACGGTCCTCGGGAACCCGACTCTCGCCGGCAACGAGAGCCGCCACAACCTCGACTGGGAGTATCAGCACTCGGACGCCAAGAAGATGCACTACCAGTGCACCGGTTGCGGCCTCCTCCAACCGCTCGACTGGTGGCAGAACGTGGCGATGCCGGTGTATCACGGGTCGGTGGTGACGTCGTACGAACCGAGGCTCAAGGTCAACGACCGCGTCGAGGCTTGTTGCATGAGGTGCGGCAACCTCATCGACCGGGTGCGCGACGTGCGGGGGTGGAGGGCGACGGGCGACCCGAAGAGCCCCGTGAGCGGCTACCAGATCAGCCGAATGAACAGCCTCTTGGATGACTTCGAGGGGCTGTGGAATACCTTCAGCCGAGCGATGGGCAACGAACTGGCCATGCAGGTGTTCGTGAACTCCGACCTCGGCGAGTGCTACGAGGGCGGAACCGGAAACCGGCTGAACGACCGGCTCATCGCCTCGTGCATCGAACAGTACCAGTTGCCCTTGCCCGGGACGGTGCGCGGTCCTTGCACGATGGGCGTCGACGTCGGAGCCGCCCTCGACGTCAGGATCTCCGACTTCGTGGTTGACGAGGGCCGCGTCCGTCGCCGGCTCGTCTTTGCCGGCAAGTTGCGCACGGTGGAGGAGGTCATCGAGGTCGGGCGTAACTACCGCGTGGCCGTGGCCGTCATAGACGCGATGCCTGAGCAGCGCCTGAGCCTCGACTTTCAGGCCCGGGCGCCCTTCCGCGTGTGGCGCTGTCAGTACAAGGCGTCCGAAGGCAAGAACGTCAAGAGCCTGACTTGGAACGGCAACGAGGCGAACGGGGAGCAGCGGTACGTCACGATCGACCGGACCGAGGCCATGGACCACGTGTTTCAGTCGTACGTGAGGAAGGACGTGATCGAGCCACCGAACTTCGGAAACCTCATGGACGGCCGGTACGTCACTGAACTCACGTCGCCGGTCCGTGCGCAGGACGGGGACGGGCGGTTCTACTGGATCAAGTCGGTCGATCACCAGTACCACGCGCACGTCTACGACTGGATCGCCTCGCAGGACCCGATGGGCGGCTTCTTCGCGAACGCAGAGAGCATCCTCCGCGGTCAGGCGTTCAAGCCGCCGGCCGCAGAGGACTTCGGCGTTTCACGCGTAGTGAACCGGGTCAAGAGGAGCCGGAAGAATCTTTGGAACGAGGTAACAGGATGATCTCGAGGATCGTTGAAAAGTACGTTGCTCCGGCCGTCGCTGCCGCCGCCCCTGCCGTCGCCGGCGGAGCCGGTGGAGGCGGAGGTGGAGCGGGGGTCATCGGAACCGCGGGCGCCTCGGCGGCCGGAGGAGGCGGCGGAGGCGGGCTCGGGAAGGCCGCCGAGATCGCGTCGGCCCTTCCGGTGGGTGGAGGCTCCGAGGGCAAGGAGAAGGGCAAGGGAGGCGGAGACGACTTGGCCACCAAGGGCATCCGCACGGCGGGTTCCGCTGCCGCCGGCGGCATCAACCTCCTGTCTACGATCCCCGAGAGCGCCGGGAGCCGGTATCAGGCCGACCTCGCCCGACTCCGCGCTCAGCGGTACGCAGGTCCGACCCAGTCAAACGTCAACACCGGGCACCCGAGCGATGATCACCGGTTTGGCTTGAGGTTGATCGAGACCTTAAAGGGGCACCTCAACGAACTCTCGAATCAGAACGTCGAGATTCGGAATGGGGACCGTGCGGACTTCGACCGTAACGCCGTGGCCCTTGCCGGACAAGCGTATCAGGACTTCCACGAGAACAGTCACCGCTTGACTGACGAGCACTGGTCCGAGGCCAACGCCCTTGCCAACAAGTTGGACAGGGGTTACGGCGGCTTGACCCGTTTCGACGATGACGGCAAGCGGATCATGGGCACCACCCCGGGCGGGGGTGGTTGGGGCTGAGCCATGGCCAAGAAGTCGTTCAACCGCAAGACGCATCTCTACCCGGGTTGGTCTCACGAGGATGAGAGCGACTTGGCGGCGTTGCACAACTCCATCTACGAAGATCCCGCGGTGTCCGAGTTCAGCGCCCAGTACCACCCGGGTCAGGACACCATCCACCTAAGTATGATCAAGGTGAAGGCCGGATACAGGAAGGGCGGCGTCGGGTCGAGAATCATGCAAAGGTTGGCCGACTTCGCCGACTCCAAGGGCAAGTCGATCACCCTTCAAACCGCCACTCGGGACTCGGGACTGGGTACGACGTCTCAGAGCCGGCTCGGTAAGTTCTACCGCCGGTTTGGATTCAGGGATAACTACGGCAAGAGGGACTACCGTCCAGACCTCGAGGGCGACATGCACAGGCCACCCGTCGACCGACACTTCTACGACACCCTAGACGAGATTGAGCGGTTCACCGACTACAGGTCGGCCGCGATCTACAGCCCGAGGACCGGCCACATCTTCGAGGGGCCCATCCACCCGATGGCACACGATGCCGCGGCCCGTGCCGGCCACCCCGACGCCCACTCCCCTAGACTGTGGGAAGACGGCTTCATGACGCACGACGGCGTGTTTCACGACCGGGAGGGCCGCGAGTCCGTCGACATGATGTCTAAGGGCCAGTTGCCGTTGGCTCCGGAAGGAGCAGGAGACCGGCCCGACATCCGCCCCGAGAAGGCGGCTCAACTTCGGGCTATTCATCTTCGCGAGGGGGGCAAGGAGCGCCACTCCCTGTACCGCTCGGCCGCCGTCAAGCACTTGCCGACCGGCAAGATCATCGAAGGCACGTGGCACGGTGAGGCCATGAACAACGCCATGGATCAGGGTCTGAACACCCTCCGGTGGGACGACTTCGAGGATGGCTTCGTGACTCACGGGGGCGAGTACCACACCCGGGAGGAGGCCGGAGCCGCGGCTGCAAAGAAGGATGGTGTACCCCTCGAGTTCCACGGCACGACGTTGAAGCCGAAGGCGGAATCCGTCGATCTGTGGAGGGAGGGGCATCTCTCGACTAGACCCTCCATCCTCGACAGGGACGCCGAGGAGGAGGACGATGATTCCGAGCGCCACTTCTACGACACCCTCGGGGAACTCGAGCGGTTCAACCTCTACCGGTCTGCCTCCATCAGGAACCCGAGGACCGGCAGGATGTTTGAGGGTACGTGGCACGGGGACGCCCGCAACAAGGCGGAGGAAGCCGGCATCGACCCCGGACTGCTGAGTTTCTGGGAAGACGGGTTCACCACTCACGAAGGCGAGTTCCACAACCGGGACCGAGCCCAACAGGAGACCGTCAACGCGTCCCTGAAGGCCGGCAAGGCGTGGTCGAGTGGGCTGAATGAGATGAACATGCCCGAATCGGTCCACATGATGATGGCGGGCCATCTCCCGGTGGACGAGAGCATGACCCGTGACCCGGCGGTGGATGAAGATCTCCGGAAGAAACTGGCGAGTCATCTCGAAGTCGACCGCCACTTCTACGAGTCCCTTGACGAGATCGAGCGGTTTAACATGTTCCGCTCCGCTGCCATCAAGCACAAGAAGACCGGCGAGGTGTACGAGGGTACTTGGCACGAGGCTGCGCGTCAGGCCGCCAACGAAGAGGGTCACGACCCTTGGGGCCAGTCGAAGGACTGGGAAGATGGCTTCGTCAACCACGACGGCGAGTTCTTGACCCGTGACCAAGCGCGGGTGGCGACGAACCCCGACCCCGAGCACCGAATCGGGGGACAAGGCGAATCCGTGGAAATGATGATCGCCGGAAACCTGCCGGTGGACGAAACACTGGTGAACAACCCAGACCTTCGCCCGTCGCTTGCGCGTAGGTTGAACGACCACCTTAGGGGAGAAGGTCGAATCGACTT